ATTTAATTATATCCATATTAATTTTTGTAACTACAGAAATTAATGTTGATTTAATAATGTCAAATATATTTGACAATTTACTTTTAATAATAAGATAAATAGCTTCTAATTTTACAGTTGCGATATACAAATAAGGTTTAATCTTTTGCCACATATTAATTATCCTTTAAACAAAGTTGACGTTCTGATTCTCGTCTTTTATAAATACCATAACATTTATTAGATTTAATCTTACAATCTTTTCCGCCTACAAAAGTCCAGCGTTTAAATTCATTACACGCCCCAATTAAATCGCCTTCATTTGCTTTTTTAACAATAGTGGAATTACAAAATGAATAAGAGCCTACATTGTATGCAAGGCTTACAAAAGCATCATATTGATTTTGTGTAATGCGTGACGTTACACATGATGAAACAGCTTTACCAGATTCAGAAGTGTTTTGTTTTAAATCTTCTAAGGCTTTAGTTACTGTGACATTTTGATTGGGAGTGATTGAGGCGTTACCAAATCCGTTTGTAATAACGCCTTTTGTATCTTTGTATGGAACTGGACTATAACTTTCCTGAGCTGCTAGAAAAATAAGCCCACTTGCAGATAATGATAAAAGAGCTGCTTGCCATTTATCCATTATCTTGGTCTATATCAGGTTCTTCTAACACGCTAATTTTTCCAGTTTTTAAAGCATCTGTTTCTGCATCAGTACGTTTTACTAAAAGCATATAACTTTTATGTTTGTAATACCAATTGATAAAGAAACCAAATACAGCAACAATTATGCCGATAATTACACCGATTTCATTAAGTGCAAGACCGCAAATTATGCTACCCGTTGCACCTGAATATTGAATGGCATTACCAGCTTGAGCAGCTTTATCTGTAAAATCATCGTGCTGTACCATGACTAACCTTTCTTAGATTTTGTCAGGATATCGGCTTGAACTTCTACAGCCTCTTGAGTTTCCAATGCTTGAATTTCAGCTTGGATTTCTTTTATTTTAATATCAACTTGAGGAGTAAAAGCATCAGTAGGAATTTGGTCTAAAGGCGTTACATTAGTATCAAATTCAGTATTTAATGATGGTGAAAATAAAATTGTCATGTCATAGCCCTTTAAACTTTAGTCCAAACTTCTGTTGGTAGCGTTGGAAATGTAATATTACCAGCTACAGGATAAACTGCATATTGTCTTACTGCATTACGATAAGCAGTAAAATCAGCTCCATTAGATAAATATGGATTTGATTTTGTAGGGTCTGTTACATCTGCAATTGTAGTCCAATCAGTAGCACTTAATAATGCCGATGCTGTTACTTTATTATCATTCGCAGTAGGAATGTAAGGAACTGGCGGAAAAGGATAAGAATTTGTTACATTCACCCATCCAGCAGCAATAGCTTCATTAATTAATTCTTGTTGTGTTTCAGGGTCGTAAGCATAAACCGATTCATTTGGAGCTTGATAATATACCATTTTTTTTCCTTATCTTAATTCCCACCAATAATCAATACTTGAACTACTATAAGTATTAAGATTTTGTAATGTTATTTCATAAGTAGAACCATTTGGAACTATAAAACTTGTTGTAAAAGAAGTTGAAAAAGCTGAATTTGATTCAAAATGATACATATCAGCAACTTGAGTACCATTTATAAATACATTTGCTTGACTTGCTCCATTTTGACCGCCAAGATGAATTGATATATATACAAATATTGGATTTCCAGTTGAATTTGTATATACAGTTCCAGCGACTCTACTTGAAGTTACATTAGTCCAAGTTTGTGCTGAAAGTCCTAAATTATTACTTGTATAATTTGAAGGATTAGTTGCGTTGTATGGAGTAAATCCAAGAGCTGAAGTTACATCAGTCGAATTAAGTGTAATTGCCCCTGTACGAGTGTTAAAACTTGTTACTGAAGAAGCATTGGCATAATAAATATTAGTACCATCACCCCAACAATATTGTGATGAACCTTGAGCAATTGTTACGCCAGTACCTGAAGGTGTTTTAACTGTTAAAGTAAAAGCACCTGTAGTCTGATTAGAAAAAATCCATTGGCCAACTTGTGCAGGGATATTAACTGTAGCATTAGCTGTCAATGTTCCAGTAAGTGTAATAATAGGATATGCAGATTGAAGTTGAGTTAGAGTGGCTGTATTACTTACTACAGCAACAGACTGCAACCCTTCAAATGCAAGAGAAACCCATCCAGCACCGCCAGTATCAGGATTGGTAGTATTATTTTCTGCCGAACTTACCCACAATCCATTAAATGAGCTACTTTGTAGCACAGCACCTTTAGGATAACCGCCAATAGCCGTAGAAAATGTAGAATCATAAGGAAAAAACCCACCTGCTTCTTGCCATTGTTGAATAGCAGTAATCTCATATAAAATGCCATTCATATCACCACCAAAAGGCGGAACACCGCCTGAACCAATAGGCGTAAATGTTAATGGAGGAAATCCATCAGTTAATGATGCTTTGCCGTTAGTAATACCAATTTGTGACGAAGTGGGAATACTATATTTATATGTTGAACTTGCTGAGTTAGCAAAAGGTAATGGAATCTTTGAAGGTATATTGGTACTTTGCATTTTTTATCCTATTAATATGTTAATGATACGCTAACGCCAGCAGGTCTAGGAAATACGCCCGAATTATTAATAATGGCGATTTGAACGGCACTTGGTACAAATGTTAAATGATATTGAAATGCCATACCACCTGAATCAATTACATAAGCTGCACCGTAAGGATTTACGCCATCACTTGTTCCAAATTCAGCTTGCAATAAAGCATTGATAGAAGGAATAGATAAATTAGAAATATTTGCAGCAGCTTTAACTAAAATCAATCTACGATATTGAGCATCAGACAAAGCATAAGTTGTTGTTGATGTAGCTCCCAAATAAAATGGAGCTTGATTAAAAGGCTGTGCGCCTGTCGATAAAGTAGGTGTAGTAACTGATTCATCAAAACCAAAATAATTTGACGCATTAATTTGTAAATAGCGTGATACACCTACAATTTGTCCCCAAATATCTAACCCGTTTCCTACCGCAGTTGCAACGTTCCAAATTTGAGTATAAAAATTTGCAATATCAACTGAAGGGTCTATTGCATCATTAAATGATTGTAATATACCAACCAATGTTGGCGAATCAACATATTGACTTAATAAGGTTTCGTTCCAATTTATCATGCTAATGTCACTGCTATATTAGATGCTGTTAATGTTGGAACTTGGTCAATGCCAAGTGATACTGACAATGTGCTAGGACTAGCACTTGCTCCTAAATAAACTTCAATTACGTTTACATTAGGATTAATAGCATTGATATTAGCGTAATAACGACCTGAATAAGAAGTAGAACCAATTGTTACAGCAGTTCCGCCATCTTGCCCATTAAAGGACTGAATAACAGCAGCTTGAACCAATTGAATAATATTAGATGGCAGCAAAGCACTATTTTTAATTTGCACAGCAAAATAAATAGGAGTAGAAGTTGGAGTAAGCCAAGTTACTGTATAAGCTGGTGGAGTTGAATAAGTTGTATCATAAACTGTGTATGATGTATTTCCGTTATAACTTGTTCCAGGAGGTTTTTTACTCCAAATTGCTTGAGCAATTGCTGAAGCAGAACCACCAGCTACGGATACCGTAATAGAATGAGCAGCCATTGAATAATTGGTGCTGCCATAAGTAATTGTGCTTCCTGTAGGATTATCTACTACCAAACACCCAATAACATTAGGAACTTGAGTTACAGCAGCATAAATAGAGCTAAGAGAATTTACTGAATTACCAGCTACAGAAGCAGACCTACGAGCTTCAAATGCAGCTCTTGATTCTACAAGATTACCAAGTGTTCCAGCAGTAGGATTAGTAATTGTATTCCATCCTGCAATTGCAGTATAAATTGTATTTAATGCGCCAGCAGCACAAGCAATTGCGCCTTGAGTTTGATTTTGAAATTGAATAGTGACTGTACCCGTAGATGGTATAGTTGCCGTAGCTGTAGATGAATATAAATAACCGCTAGTATCTTGCGCTACAGAACCAGCAGGAATAATAGTACCAACAGCACCTGTGCAATTACAAGATACCACTGTACCAGCTCCGGGGATTCTAGTAATAAAATAAATTTCACCGATAGCATCTTGCCATATTCCTGAAGCCATTGATGGATTAACTTGATTTGCAATATAAGCAATTTCATTATTTTTCTCACCAATAATAGCCGTTTCAGATTGTGCAATTTGACCTTGAGGAGTTTGTAGTGATGGATTTACGCCACCACCAAAAGCAGCATTAATATCGGCTTGAACTCCTGCTAAAATATCTGTTTCAGCAGGTAATACTGGACTGCCATTTACCCAAGTTATTTGTGGGACATTAGTTGTCATATAGTTTATCCAAAGGCTACGTTGTTAATTACACCATCTGTGTCAATAATTTGTATTTCACCTGACAAAACACGATTAGTAAAAGATGTAAATGTTACTTTAGTTTTTGAAACATTAGGAATAGTAAATGCAGCTTCAGTAATTTTTTGGTCAAAAAATTGTAAAGGTGGAAATTTACCTAAAATATTTTGCCAATATGGAAGCCCTAAAGAATTATCATACCAACACTCACCGACAAACGTTCTAACGGCAGAAGCAACATCTTGAGCAATAGAATAAGGCGCACTAGCAAGAGCAATATTTCCGTTTACATCAAGCACAATATCCCATTGTGCTTGGTCAAGAAGTAAACTATTTTGAATTATTGTCATATATCACCTTACATTGAATTGCTTGGAGTTCCAGTATTTCCAC